CTAAAGTTTATCCGCATGGTGGAGCAGCACGAATTTATCCCACAGCTGCTCTTCATTCTCAATGTGCGCCGGGTCGTGAATTATCGTGTTGGGGATCGGGCAAACTTTCTGGCAGGTCGGAGTCTCGTAATGGCCAACGCATTCCGTGCAGCGGTCGGTATCGATCTGGTAGATAGCATCTCCCATGGAGATCGCCTGATTCGGGCACTCCGGCTCGCACATATCGCAGTTGATGCACTTCTTCGTAATTAATAACGCCATTTAAACCTGTTACCAGCCCCATCGTACTAAAAGATATATTCATATTTCGCGCTCAAAACATTGCAAAAGACTGTATATTTAACCAGTATTAAATCTGATTAAAGATAATGGCTAAGGCAGGGACATTTCGATGGCGCGCACTTTACCACAAAAGCAGATCATCCCCAATGATACTGCGCCTTTAAGTTTTGTGCTTTGTGTACTTTCAGTACGTGTTATCATTGAACTATTGGTCAGGATAAATACGGTAGGATCGTACTTATGGTACAGAGAGAACAACTGCGCGAAGCCTTTTCCCGCAGGCTGGCGCTGGCCTGCAGCGAAGCAAACCTCGATGAGTTCGGGCGCGGTATGGCGATAGCGCGCGCGCTGGGCGTTTCCTCCAAGGCCGTCAGTAAGTGGCTTAACGCTGAAGCTATCCCCCGGCAGGATAAAATGTACGAACTGGCAGCATTTCTCCAGGCGGATGCGCTCTGGCTTCAGCACGGCAGCGAAACGGGTTATCAAAGCGAAGGGCGCGAAAGCCAGGGCAGTCATGAAGAGGCGGCCATTTATCCTTTCCAGCCACGCGAAGAGCAGGGTTTTCGTATCGACGTGCTGGACATTGAGGCCAGCGCGGGGCCCGGGCGGCTGGTCTCCAGCGAAGTTACCGAAACCATTAACCACATTGTTTACGACAGCCAGGAAGCGCTGGAACTGTTCGGCCATCGTCCGGCTTCAACAATAAAAGTCATTACCGTCACCGGCGACAGCATGTCCGGCACCATTGAACTGGGCGACTACATCTTTGTGGATATCGGCAAAGATTATTTCGACGGGGACGGCATCTACGTGTTCCTCTATAAGGGGCAACTGCTGGTGAAGCGCCTGCAGATGACTCACGACTGCCTGCTGGTCCGCTCGGACAACCCGAAGTACGCCGACTGGCGCATCAGCGAGGAGAACGAACAGCATCTCAAAATCATTGGTCGGGTGATGTACAGCCATTCCATTCGCCGCCACGCCTGAGATAACTCCTCCCTCGAGCTGCAGCCGTGTTGGCTGCACTCTCCAGCCCCAGTGACTTACCCAGGTAAGCTCCTGAGGCTGGCTCTCTTACCGCCTTGCTGCAACCCGACTGCTAACTGATATAAAAATAATGTTATAAATCAATGATTAATAATTGACGTGGCTTTTTTTTAGATATTTCGTACTTTTGGTTCTTGACGTAATCGTACTATTGGTTCAATATCAATTCATCGGCAGGACGCACCGACTCACAAGGCAAGTGAACGCTCCTTAACATCAGGCCCTGAAAAAGGGCACATACACCAAAGCAAGAAGCTTTGGGATATCAGAGAGATATCACCAAAGTTGATTGACAGGAGGTTGTATGGACGCACAGGCACGTCGCCGCCAGCGCCGGGAAGCTAAGCAGGCCGTCTGGAAAGCGGCCAACCCGCTGTTAGTCGGGGTAAGAGCAAAACCTGACGCACGGCTTGTTCTCTCGCTAGCCCGTAAACCCGGGCATCGCCCCGACAAGGCGCTGGAGGTCATTAACATCTATGGCCTGCAAATCATCCAGCAGGCAGAACATCATCAGCGACTGCGCCAGACGTTAGACGCCAGGCAAAAAAGCGTTTATCAGGCCGCACCTCGCAACGAATCCGGCTTACCGGAAGCCGCTGGCAAGCAAACCCGACGCGGAAAACCGATTCCGCTGATTTAACGCTATACCGCTTCTTTACCCCAACGGCAGTTCGACTCCTCAACCGAAGGTTCTTCCATGAACGACCAACCCGCAAATCTGGTCACGCAGTCTTTTGCGTGGCTGGCGGCGCTTGCCGCCGGTCTGGGTATCACGACACAGGATATGGTCTACATGATATTCGGGCTGCTAAGCGTACTGATTTCACTGGCTTCCTGGCTGGGCGGCAGGCTGGATGCCCACCGCCAGCATCTCGAAGACCAAAAACGCACCCGCATCCTCCAGACGCTGGTGGATGACTTACAAACCCTAAACCGAGCCGAGCAGATTGAGATTATCAGGGCAGTCAGCGAGGTACTGAAAAAGGCAGGTAACTGATGGCTCTTTCTCCCGGACTCAGAAAAACATTACTCGGATTGTCAGGGGCGGGCGCTCTGACGATTGCAGGCTCGCTCCTGCCCGAGCTGGAAGGCGTGAGCTACACGCCCTATTACGATGTCGCCGGGGTGCTGACCGTGTGTTACGGCCATACCGGTAAAGACATTATTCCCGATAAAACTTACACCCTGTCTGAGTGCAGGCGCTGGCTCGATCAGGATCTCCGCCCTGCGGCTCAGGTGGTCTCAAGGGCGGTAACCGTCCCGGTGAGTGAGTACCAACGAGCCGCGTTGATCAGCTTTACCTACAACGTAGGCACGGCCGCATTTTTACGCTCCTCGGTGCTAAGAACGTTAAATGCCGGTGATTACGAGCAGGCCTGCGCTGGCCTGAAAAAATGGATTTGGGCGGGCGGGAAACAATGGCAGGGGCTGATCAACCGCCGCGAGGTGGAATACCAGCTTTGTACCTGGCCGGGGCAGGAAAAATGAAGCCGCTGACCTCACTTACGCTGGCAGCCTTTGCGCTGCTTATTGTCACCAGCTGGTGGTTTCACCAACAGTATACCGTGCAAAAACAAAGGGCTGAGTCAGCCCTACAGCAGCTGACTCAGCAAAAAAACGAGTTGCAAAACCTTGTCCGGCGCCAGCAGGCAATAGCCGATCTGGATGCCCATTATAGCGAGGAGTTAACCCATGCCCGGCTCACCATTGAAAATCTGCAGCGTGATGTGGCTGCTGGCACTCAGCGGCTGCGCGTCAATGCCACCTGCAAAGCCGTGTCTGGCGCCACCACCTCCTCCAGGCTGGATGATGCTGCCACCCCCGGACTTACTGACGCCGCTCAACGGGATTATTTCCGTCTCCGGGAGCGCATTGAAACGAGCAACAAGCAGCTAGCGGGGCTGCAGGAATACATCCGCAACCAGTGCCTTATTACCCCCTGAAGCCTCGCTAAGCGAGGCTTTTTTATTCCCACGTCAAAGAGGTCATTCCTATGTCTGCATCCCTGAAGTACCCGATTGTTCTGGTCCACGGTCTGTTCGGTTTCGACAAAATTGGCGGGATCTATCCCTACTTCTACGGCATCAAAGAGGCGCTGGAGAAAGCCGGGGCGAAGGTCTACATCGCCACGATCTCTGCGCTGAACAGCAATGAAATGCGCGGCGAGCAACTGCTGGAGTTTGTGCGTAAAGTCCTGGCCGAAACCGGTGCGGCAAAAGTTAACCTGATTGGCCATAGCCAGGGGCCTTTGGCCTGTCGTTACGCTGCCGCGACCCATCCTGAACTTATCGCCTCGGTCACTTCCGTGAACGGGGTTAACCACGGCTCCGAAGTGGCAGACCTTGTTCGTCTGGCGCTGAAGCCCGGCCGCCTGCCAGAGTCTATCGCCAATGCGGCCCTGTCGGCCTTCGGGCAGCTGCTTTCCGCTTTGGCCGGTGCGCCTCGTCTGCCTCAATCCGGCGTGGATGCTCTGGATGCGTTGACCAGCGAAGGTGTGGCCGCCTTTAACAAGAAGTATCCACAGGGGTTGCCTTCGCAATGGGGGGGCCACGGTAAAGAGCTGGATAACGGCGTCTACTACTACTCGTGGAGCGGGATTATCGACTACAACCCACTGAATCAGGGGGCGAACAACCTCGATCCGCTGCACGTGGCGATGCTGGCGTTTTCCATCCTGTTTACCAACGAGCGCTTCCAGAACGATGGCCTGGTGGGTCGCTACAGCAGCCACCTGGGCAAGGTGATTGGCTCCGACTATTCGATGGATCACGTCGATGCCATTAACCAGCTTGCTGGCGTGGTGGCCAGTAATAGCGACCCGGTAAAGCTGTACGTCGATCACATTGCCCGGCTGCAGGCCAAAGGGCTGTAAGCCTTATCTGACCGCCTTCGGGCGGTTTTTCTTTGGAGAAATCAATGAATGACACCACGCGTCCGGGCTTTCTGACACCGCTGGGCGTTTCGCCACATTATGACGATGCGCTTGATGCGGACCTTACTGGCTGGATAGTCGGCGTATCGGGGCTGCCGCCGGAAATGGTGATGGCGAAGTGGAGCGATCCGCCGCCGGCCACGCCTGAGGCCGGTATTACCTGGTGTGACTTTTTTACCAACGTGAAGCAGGCGGAAGCGTCTTTCTTCCACTCGCAGGACAGCGATCAAAGTGTACTTCAAAGCACCGAGTCCGTTGACGTGACCTGTGGCTTTTATGGCCCCGGCGCTCAGGCTGTTGCCGCGCTTTTTCGTGATGGTTTGAACGTACCGCAAAACAACGCCGAGCTTAACCGACTGGGTCTGACGTTTTTGCAGTGCGGCGACATTACGCCGGACCCTGAATTTATCAATAACCAGTGGCTACGCCGCTACACCCTCACCGTGGCGCTAAAGCGCAGTATTGCCCGGCGCTACGGTATTCGTTCCATCCTTTCATCCGCAGTAAAAATCATTGGAGAGTAAGCTATGTCACAGGGTTTACCTGTATCTAACATTGTCAGCGTGACAGTGAATATGGCGCCGCGTGCGGCGCAGTCCCGTAACTATGGTGCGCTGCTGGTCGTAGGCGCGAGCAACGTTATTGACGCCAAAGAGCGTATGCGTGCTTATTCCAGCCTGAGCGGCGTGGCCGCCGACTTTGGTCTGGAAGCGCCGGAGTACAAAGCCGCCAGCCTCTACTACCAGCAGTCCCCGCAGCCCGCCGACCTGTATATCGGGCGCTGGGTAAAAGAAGGCAGCGAGGGCAAAGCCGGTGAAACCATCGCCGAATGCGTCTCCGCGCTGAGTGCACACTCGACCGACTGGTATGGTCTGGTGATTGCAGACGACACCCTTACCGATGAAGCCGTGCTGGCCGTGGCGGCAGTCATTGAAGGCGACGGTGTCTCTCGTATCTTTGGCCACACGTCTGCCAGCGCGAAAGTGCTGGATGCCAACGACAGCACCGATGTCTTCAGCAAGCTGAAAGCGGCTAAGTTCGCTCGCACTTTTGGTCAGTACTCCAGCGCCACGCCGTTTGCGGCCGCCTCCCTGTTTGGCCGCGCGTTTACCGTTAACTTCAACGGCAATAACACCACCATTACCCTGAAATTCAAGCAGGAGCCGGGTATTGCCGCAGAAACGCTGACCCAAACGCAAATCAACGCCCTGTCCGCGAAAAACGCCAACGTCTTTGTGAATTACAACAACGACACCGCCATTATTCAGGAAGGCGTGATGAGCAACGGCAGCTTCATCGATGAGCGCCATGGCCTGGACTGGCTGCAAAACTATGTGCAGACCAACCTCTATAACCTGCTTTACACCAGCACCACCAAAATCCCGCAAACCGATGCCGGTGTTACCCGTTTGCTGAGCAACGTTGAGCATTCCATGGCGCAGGCGGTCACCAATGGTCTGGTCGCACCGGGTGTCTGGAATGGCGCCGATATTGGCCAACTGGCCTCCGGCGACACGCTGACCAAAGGCTACTACGTTTACGCCCCAGCTGTAGCGACTCAGGCGCAGTCAGACCGCGAAGCGCGGAAAGCGCCGGTGATTCAGGTGGCCTGCAAACTGGCGGGTGCCGTGCACTTCGCCGACGTCGAAATCAATGTTGTTCGTTAAGGAGATTTAAATGGGTACTTATTCTTTTATGGATGTGACGGCCTCCCTCGTGGGGCCAACCGGCGTGATTGATTTGGGCGCGGGCAGCGCGAACGGTGATGCCGGGATCAAAGTGGAAATGGCTGGCACAAAAAACACGATGACCGTCGGCATTGACGGTGAGGTGATGCATAACCTCTCTCCGGCGAAAAACGGTTCCATCACCGTGACGTTGATGAAGACCTCCCCGGTAAACAAAAAGCTGATGCTGGCTTACAACGCCCAAACGCTCTCCTCGGCATTGTGGGGTAAAAACACGATTGTCGTGCGCAATACGTCCTCTGGCGATCTGGTCACCGCTCGTGACGTGGCATTTTCACAGCTACCGGCCAATGCTAACGGCAAAGAGGCGGGCACCATGGACTGGAAGTTTGACTGCGGCAAAATCGATCAACTGCTCGGGGAGTTCTAAGCCATGGAAATTACCCTGAAAGCGGTGAACTACCGCATCGGCAAGCTCGGCGTTTTCGAGCAGCTTAGCGTTGCTCGTAAGTTGCTGCCGGTTCTGGCGGGCGTTGTGGGTGATTTTCGCAGCTTACAGGGTAAGGAGGGCGGAAACGCCCTCGAAACCGTGCTGCCAAAAATTGCTCGCACCCTTGCCGACCTCAGCGATGAGGACTGCAACACCATTTTGTACCCTTGCCTCTCGGTCGTGACGCGCGAACACATGAAGGGCTGGGTGCCGGTCTTTAGTCAGGGGGCATTGTCTTTTGACGATATCGACCTGATGACGCTGTTGCAACTGGTGGCCCGGGTGGTGGCCGACTCGCTGGGAAATTTTTTGCAAGAACTCCCCGGGAACGAAAAACCGGCTCCGTCGGCGGCCTGAGGCTGGAGACGCTGCCGGGCGGGGAAGATTACATTCTTCGCCCGGCGGAGGTCTTCGGCCTCAGCTGGCCGGATCTGAAAAGCGGCGCGGTGGATCTTTACGACATTGCGCTGATGAATGATTACCTTGAGATGCAGGCCGATAATAAGGCCTGTATCACACGCTGGAGAGAGGAAAATGAGCGCTAGCACACAGCTTGTTCCTTACGTCCCGATCCCAGATTTTTTTTATCAAGAAGACCTTAGCCCGCGAATCAACGCGGCTTTTGGGGAACTGGATAAAACGCTGAAAAAGGGAAAAGAAGAGGCGGCAAAAGTTGATTTTGAAAAACTGGCTAAAAGTTTCGAAAACTTCAGTAATCAGGTGCTGTCTCCGCTAACTAAAGCGGGATCCTGGTTTGAAAAGCGGCTGTCTGGCATCGAGAAGGATGCACAGGCAGCTCAATCTCTGAACGCCGATTTAGAGGCTTACAAGGCACTGCAATACGGTGCCAGTCAGTCAGGGGCGGATATTGGTGCGCTGCAAAAGTCGATTAAAAGCGTCAGTGAGTATGTGAACGGTGACTCTCTGCACGAGAGCCTGTTGAAAAGTCTCGGCGTAAAAACGCATGATGACGCTGGCTTAAAGCGGGATAACGCCGATATTTTTACGCAGGTTGCCCGTTCTTTGGGCGCAGTGAACAGAGACAGCGCCGATTTCTATGCATTGAATCTGGGGATTGATGACGACACGCTGCATGCAATGCAGCGTGGATTAGGTCAGTTTGCCGAAGAGTATCAGGAGGTGTCCCTCCGCATAGGCGGAAGCGCAGAACAAAGCGCCGACCAGTCTGAAAAATTTATGCAGTCCTGGCGTAAAGCGGACTCCGTGTTTGATTTGTTAGTAGCAAAATCAGGCGGCGATCTGGCCGAGAAACTGGCTGAGCCCGTCGAGAGACTGGCCGAAAAAATGCTGGTTAAAGCGCCACAAATTGAACGCGTGTTGGACAAAGTTGGCGCCGTCGTTGAACAGTTTGCTGACATTTTCGTTGATGCACTGAGCGGCACCATCGACTGGGTTACCGACGTGATGGCCTGGTGGGATCGCCTTGACGAAGGTTCTCAGGGGCTAATCGGTGGTTTAGCGGGGCTAACCGCGGCCTGGCTGGTTCTGAACAGCGCATTTCTCGCTTCCCCTGTCGGGATTATCCTCTCGCTGGCGGCGGCCATTGGCCTGCTTTATAACGACTACCAGAAATGGAAAGCTGGGGAAGAGAGCTTTATTGACTGGGGAGAGTGGGGACCGGTTATTGAAAATGTCGTAGGAGGTTTCCGTTTAATCGGTCAGGTAATTAAAGTCGCTGTTTCGGCGGTTGGCGGCTGGGAAACCGTATTTCGTTCCCTGGCAACCTATACAGCTATTTCTTGGGCAACAAAGATGATTACCGCCATCGGAACCGTTATTCAAGCCTTGAGGCAACTAATGGGAATATCAGCCAAAGCGGTTCCCAGAAGCATAATAGGGAGATTAGGTGGAGTTGGAGCAGCTGCTGTCATGCTGGAACCTATTATTGATAAAGGATTAAATTCAGCCTTTGGCAGTTACGATTATTTTCAACGTATTCGCACTGCACCTACCTTTAAAGATTTAGGTTTGGCATTGTTTGGTAAAGGCGATGCTCATTGGCAGGATGGTAAATGGGTTGATAACAGATTAAATAATGATGATGCAAGAGGTGAGAAAAAATCATCTGTGGATTTAGGTTCTTATAAATCTTCTTCTTTGTTAAATAATCTGAGTCATCCAGGTATTGAGTCTCTTTTATTAAGCGGATATGGAAATGATCCGGGTTGGCGCTATGCTACACCAAGTGAACTTGGGGGTAATAATGTCAGTAATGTGAGTTCGCCTATTATAAATCACAAAGTTGATATTGTGGTAAATGGTGCTGGTGACCCGGCTTCGGTGGCAAGTGAAATTGCACTTCGCCAAACGAGTGCTTATTCATTAGTCACGCAGATGAATATGGTTGGAGTGACATAATATGAATATTACTTCAGCATTACTTTGGGCTAAATCTCTTGGCTCAGCCTTTCTTGCACAACAAGTTATTCTTGATGAAAGCCATTCCGATTCTATTGAAATTGCTTCTCATCCCGTTGAAATGGGAGCCAATATCAGCGATCACTTTTGGCGGAAACCCAGCGAGCTCACTATGAATTGTGTTTTCTCCGGCGGAGGATGGCTTGACTTTAGCAATATCAAAGAGCCAGGGTTTCACTGGGATGGGACGCAGCAAAATATTTATAAAAATCTTTTGCAACTACAAAATCAAGGTGAGCCAATCTCGGTGATTACCAGTAAACGCAGCTATCAGAATATGCTGCTTAAGCAAATTGGTGTTACTGTGAATAAGGAAACCAGTAATATTCTTAAATGCTCCCTGACGTTTGCTGAAGTCATTATTTCTTACACTGAGGCATTGCCTGCAGCGCCTAAAGCAAATATGAGAGAGGGAATTTCTACATCTGCTGTCGCCAGTGGTGGGACTAAAACTACCATGCCAGCGGGTGAGGCTCATATCAACGTCTTGCCGCTGCCTGGCGCAAGAACGTCTGTACGTTAAGGATAGGACCATGTCTATAGAGGAAATTCCACTCACCGCGGAGAACCAACTCTTCACTATTCAGCTTGGCGGGCAAAAACTCCGTTTGAGGCTTATTTTTCGGGATTCTGGTGGTTGGATTCTGGACTTGCTTAACCTGAATGATACGCCCCTTGTTACTGGTATTCCGTTGGTACAGGGCGCTGATTTGCTGGAATCTCACAGCGGGTTAGGTTTTTCTGGCGGTTTATGGGTTGTATCAGACGATGAGGCCCATGAATATCCAACGAAAGCTAACCTCGGCACACTCAGTCATCTTTATTTTGTCAGTCGGTATTAAGGGGGCGATATGAGCCGGAACTGGTCACGCCACCTGGAACTTCAGCTGGTGGATAACAATGACAAGGGAATATCTCTTTCCGGGTTTAAAGTTACATTTAAAATTTCCTGGCAAAGTGGCGCGAACCCAAAAGTTGCCGAGATTAAAATTTATAATCTCAGTGAGTCTACGTCAAAAAGAATCACCGGGCCTGAATTTACCCGGATTCGTATCTTCGCTGGTTATGGTCGAAGTGTTTATGATGAGTCTGAAGTTGGTACGGTAAAACCTGTAATAGTTGGTGCCAGGTCCAACGAAACTAATGTTGGATTATTATTTGGCGGCGATATTCGTCTAACCGTCACCGGGCGAGAAACATCGCCAGATAATTGGCTGGTGATTCAGGCCATTGACGGGCATGAAGTCATTTCTTCTGCAGTATTAAGTGCCACGCTTGCGAAAGGGTATACCGCGGAAGATATGTATGACCTGATTGGCAATGCATTAAAACCTTACGGTGTCGTTAGTGGTAATAGACCCATATTCCCTATTACAGAATTTCCTCGAGGATATACATTTCACGGTAAAGTTAGTGCCTATCTGGACAGGCTGGCAAGTTTATGCGGCGCTGAGTGGCAGATATTGAATGACAGGTTAGATCTCTACACGCCAGATCAAATATCTCATGAGCCAATTAATATTAGTAGCCGTAGTGGTGTCATTGGCATGCCACAACAAACATCTGGGAATGAGTTTTCGCTGAAATGTCTTATTAATCCAGATATTCAGGTTTATGGGTTAATTAAGCTGGAAAATAACTGGCCTTATCCGGTCGTGCCTGAACTAGGTACGACAGCTGCATCGGCCAATGCTCAAAGGGCCAACGGTGGAATATATAAAGTGTATGGCATCGTTTACAAAGGCGATTCCCGAGGGCTGGAATGGTACATGGATATTATGTGTCGCCCATTAAATAGCCAACACCCGAGTGATGAAAATGTAAATAAATGGTCCACAGAAAAAATGAAATAAGAGGCCTGTCTCGGCGGGTTTTTTACTACTGGAGGTTAGATGGCATTAACAACGTCTTCCCTGATGGGAGAATTTGCCGAGGCTCTTGCCACGAACAATGCTGCGTTGAGTAATACGTTGCGTGTGGCGCTGCCCGGCATTATTCAGTCTTTTGATCCACAAACCGTTACCTGCGCTGTCGCCCCAGCGATCAGAGGCGCACAGTACGCCAGAGACGGAACTGTGTCTCAAGTCAATTATCCGCTGCTGGTGGATGTGCCGGTTGTTTTCCCGCATGGCGGAGGGTGCTCGCTGACGTTTCCGCTTAAAGCAGGAGACGAATGCCTGGTTATTTTCGCCGATCGCGCCATCGACTTTTGGTGGCAAAGCGGAGGTATTCAGGAGCCGGTCGATGCCCGGCAGCACTCGTTGTCTGACGCCTTCGTGCTGCCCGGCCCTCAGTCACAGGCGAAAAAAATCAGCGGCATCAGCACTTCGGCGGTTCAGCTACGCAGCGAAGACGGCAAAGCCTTTGTTGAGCTGGATCCCAACAGCCACAGCATCACGCTCGCTACGCCGGGGAAACTTACCGCGACGGCGGCTAACATTGACCTGACCGGTGAGGTGAATATCAAAGGCAACGTGACCGTGAGCGGAGATGTTACTGCCAGCGGAATAAGCCTGACAAAGCACCGCCACGGCGGCGTGCAGTCTGGCGGTGCGAACACGGGAGGTCCGGTATGAAATACCGCAGAGAGAGCAGCGACGGAGATTACACCTTTGGTCAGGGAGAAAACACCTTCCTGGAAAACTCGCCGGAGTGCGTGGCTCAGGCGGTGAGTACCCGGCTCAAGCTGTGGCAGGGCGAGTGGTTTCTGGATAATCGTACCGGCACACCTTACCGCCAGTCCGTTCTTGGCAAGCAGCAGGATGACACCTGGGTATTAATGCTGATTGACCGCGTCAGCCAGACCATGGGCGTTAAGTCCGTGCTGGATGTCACCGCCGCGCGCACTGAAAAACGCACCGTAACCTTCAACGCCACCATCGACACCGTTTACGGTCCCACCACTTTAAATAGCGAGGCATAAATGGCCCTCAATTCTGAAACGCTGGGGTTATCGGCAACGGTAACGGCCCAGGGGATAACCGCGCCTGATTATCAAAGCTTGTTAGGGACTTTGATGGATGCGTTCAGGCAAATCTACGGCACCGATGCGTACCTGGAGCCGGACAGCAAAGACGGGCAGCTCATCTCGCTGGTGGCGCTGGCCATTCATGACGCCAACAATGCGGCGATTGCTGCTTACAACAGCTTTTCGCCTGCGACGGCGATGGGGCGGGCGTTATCGAGCAACGTTAAGATTAACGGTATTGTCAGGCGGGCAGCGACCTTCTCGACGGTCGATCTACTGCTAACGGGCATCCCCGGCACGACCATAACCCGTGGCTCTGTCAGAGATGGCAGCGGGGTGACGTGGTTTTTGCCTGAGGGGGTATCGATTGGTGTCGATGGATCGGTAATCGCCACCGCAACCTGTGCCAGCAGCGGCGTAATGGCGGCGCCCGCAGGGTCCATTACCATCATGGGCACACCAACGCGTGGCTGGACGGCGGTCACGAACCCTCAGGCCGCCACGCCGGGCGTGGCGGCGGAAACCGATGCTGAATTACGTATCCGGCAGTCGCAGAGCGTTGCCTTGCCTGCGCTCACGCCGTTCGAGGCGGTCGAAGGGGCTATTGCTAATATCGCAGGCGTTACCCGGCATAAGCTGTACGAAAATGATACCGGCGCCGTCAACGCCAATGGCCTGCCTCCGCATTCCATCGCTGCGATTGTGGACGGCGGGGATGTGACGGAAATTGCCCAGACGATCAGGGGCAAAAAAGGCCAGGGCGTCGCCACCTTTGGCGCGACGTCCATTGTGGTGCCCGATCTCTACGGCAATCCCCACAGCATTGCTTTCTCTCGGTCCGGCAATGTGCCGATTTACGTCGACATCGTGCTGAAAGTGTTCACCGGCTATACGTCGCAAATCGGCGAGCAGATGAAGCAGGCGATTGCCGACTATATCAACGGCCTGGGCATTGGCGACAGCGTGCTGCTGAGCCGCATTTACTCACCGGCCAACCTCGGCGTGGTCAGCGGCGGGAAAGCGCGTTATTACGACATCACTGACTTGCTGATCGGTCAATCGACCTCTACGGTCGCGGCGGCAAACGTCAATATCGGCTACAGCGAAGCCGCCTCCTGCAGCGTGGACAACATCAATATCACGGTGAGCTCATGAGTAAATATACCGGGCGCATCACCAGCTACCACGCCAGCAAGCCCCTGTTTTTTGCCCACGTTGATCTGAGTACCCGTCCTTTCACTGAAACCGCAATCACCACCGAAAGCCTGATCAACGCGTTTGATATCGACACTGCAGTTGGGGTCCAGCTTGATGCACTGGGGTTGTGGATTGGGCGAAGCCGCGTCGTTAGCCAGCCGATTTCCGGCGTCTATTTTAGCTGGGACACAGACGGCCTGGGTTACGACCAGGGCGTGTGGCAGGGGCCCTACGATCCCGATGCAGGCTACACCTCACTGAGCGATGAAACCTACCGCATCATCCTCAAGGCAAAAATCGCGATGAACAACTGGGACGGGCAGAACGACACGCTGCCCGCGATTCTGGACGCCGCCACGGCAGGGGCGGGGCTGCGAATGCAAATCGTCGACAACCAGGACATGACCATTTCTGTCTGGGTTCTGCCGGAAACGGACATTGCTGACATATCCCTCGAGCTTCTCGCGGCCATTAAACAGGGATACCTGACGGTGAAAGCTGCGGGTGTCTGGGCGGGAGACATTCAGACACCGTCGGTGGAAGCGCCGTCACAGGGCGGCAAATTCTTTGGCTTTGATATCAACAATCACTATATCGCCGGTTTTGACGACGGCGCATGGGAGAGGAAACTCTAATGGCTACAAATCAGTTTAAACCTTTTGCAACCCGGCCAGACGCCAACGTCACGCCGCAAAATGAATGGGAAAATTTGCCCGCGCTGTTAAGTGGCTTTGCCGGCGGTAAAGCCAGCAGCGCTCAGGTGAACAAAGCGCTGCGCCAGACGTCCTTTATTGCCGCCGCGCTGGCGCAGTTCGTCAGCGATAAAAGCGGGCAGGATGTGCTGGATGACGGTGATATTGCCACTTTCCTCGCGAAGCTAACCACCGGCTTTAGTAATCAATATCTCAGCCGCCAAAATCCGTTTGCGGATATTAAGGCCGATGGCGCAGGTGCGGTTTCTTCGGCTCTCGCAAACCTTGGTTTGGGGAATGCGAAGTTTGTCACTAGCCGGGGGACAAATGCTAATGGAAATTGGACGATCTGGTCAGATGGCTCTATCGAGTTGAGTGGCTATAACTCAACTATTGTAGAGGGTCTTGCGACCGTTACTTTTCCTATAACTTTGCCAAAAGTGGCCGTAAATATCTCTATAGCTGAGCATTTAAGCGTAGATCTTGGATCTTCAGTTCAGCAATTGCATGTTTCTATGGTTGTTGATAACACAATTACAACCAGCGGATTCAAAGCCCGCTGTCAATTGGCAAATGGAAGCCCATCAGGGTATGGATTCTCCTGGCATGTTTACTGCCCATCTAATTAACAAAGAGAACACTATGCGTTATTTTAACTCTGCAACAATGACTGAGGCTTTGCCTGATATACATAATACTGCTGGCGCGATTGTGTTGCCGGATGATAATTGGTTCTTTACATCCTCATATATTCCACAAGGGAAGATGCTCGCAGTTAATGAAAACGGCGAGCCTATATTAGTTGATGCTACTGATTCGGAGCGATAGGCCAATCAATCTCAGGCGCGGTAGAGGTGTCTACCGCTTTCACCGCTTTGATATATTCCATCCAGGCAACAAGTTTTTCTTTATCAGAATTACTTATAATACCGAGGGTGAGTTCAGTTCGCCAATCGGCAGTGATATTGTTTGCATCACTTAGCAGTGTTTGCCGTTTTAGTTCTGCATCAGAAATATCACCTGCTTTCTTCGCAACAACATCGGTTACCCATTTTTCGCCGTCCCATTTATCATAGGATGTTTCAGGCGCAATGCTAGTCAGTTTGTCACTAAGTGAGCCTATTGTTTTTACTACAACTGCTGTCCCGGTACCTTTGTCGTATGCTACGGTACCACGTAAGTCAATAACTTGCTCCCATTCAACCCCATTCCAATATGCTGCATGATTGAGATTTGCCGCTGGAGCAACCATAAGCGTTGAAAAGCCAGGTATGCCGGTGCCAGCAATAATACGCACATCATACGTTGCAACGAACTCCCCTGTTTCAGGTTCAAACCCACTAACAGCCACCACACACGTTTCTAAGGCGTTTCCATTTTCATCAAATAAAATTGTCATTATTTAGCCCTCACGATCATGTTCCATGCCACGTTTTTTACTCTGTTTTCTTCAGCAACAGGAACAACCAAGGATACATCTAAATCAATTGACTGAAGGCCAGCTATCATTGTGTTTGTAGCAATCTGAGGAAATACTTCCCCATTAGCTTTAAATGCCCCTGTTACTTTATGTATTCCACCATTAACTGTTGCAACTGTGCCTGTAATATTTCTTATTGCGTCTCTTTGCTCAGACATTAACTCTCGACCAACATCAACGCCACGCCCATTATCCCAACCACGAGGAACATTACCACGCATGTCCGTAGGTAATTTGTTTTTTGGATGCAGTTGCGATAATAAAGGATATTTTATCGGATCAAATGTTTGCCCCAGGTAAGGAATGAATTCCATAGACATTTCAGGCCAAATTTCATTTGGCATATAAACTAGCGGCCATGCGATTAACTGTCCTATCATCGGCGTGCCATACCGAATATCTCCCAAACCAACCTTTAAGAAAATGCACATCCTGCCGCTCCGTGGCATGCTTTCAGCCTTTTATGAGGCAAAACGTCATGCTGGTAGGCTATGTCAGGGTGTCAACAAATGACCAAAATACCGCGCTGCAGAAAAATGCGCTGGAGTGCGCAGGATGTGAGCTGATTTTTGAGGATAAAATCAGCGGTAAAACGGCGGACAGGCCAGGGTTAAAAAAGGTGCTCAGGACGCTGAGCGAAGGCGACACGTTGGTCGTCTGGAAGCTGGACAGACTGGGGCGCAGCATGCGCCACCTTGTTTCGCTGATCGAAGAGCTACGTTCGCGCGGGATTAACTTCCGCAGCCTGACGGACAGCATTGACACCTCCACGCCGATGGGGCGGTTTTTCTTTCACGTAATGGGCGCGTTAGCCGAGATGGAGCGCGAGCTTATCGTCGAAAGAACCCGGGCTGGACTGGCCGCGGCCAGAGCGGAAGGGCGAATTGGCGGGCGGCGGCCTAAACTGTCGGCCACGCAATGGGCGCAGGCCGGGAGGTTAATTGCTGCCGGAGAAACAAGGCAGCAGGTGGCGATTATTTACGATGTGGGCGTTTCTACGCTGTATAAAAAATTTCCCGCAAATGCGAAACAGCCCTGA